AGAAAATAAAAAAATAAATATTACTGAAGAAGATATTGAAAACTTTGGTAATTCTATGAAAGAAGCTTTTAGACATTGGGCTTTACCAGAACCAAGAAGTGAAAATAAACTTCGTATGTCAAATATAGGTAAACCCCCTCGTCAACTTTGGTTTGATTTGAATTCAGAAAAAGAACCTCAAAAGTTAGAACCATATGTCTTAATTAAATTTTTATATGGGCATTTATTAGAAGAAGTTTTATTATTTTTTGTTAAACTTGCAGGGCATCAAGTAACGGACCAACAAAAAACAATTGAAGTAGAAGGCATTAAAGGACACATGGATTGTATTATTGATGGAGAAGTTGTTGATGTAAAAACAGCATCTGGTTTTGCCTTTAAAAAATTTAAAGATGGAACACTACAAAACGATGACCCCTTTGGTTATATTTCACAGCTTACAGGATATGAACATGCCGAAGGTACGAATAGAGGGGGCTTTCTAGTTCTTAATAAAGAAACTGGAGAAATAACTTTATACAAACCAAATGATTTTGATAAACCAAACATTATTAGTTCGATTAAAAAAATTAAAGCTACAGTTAAAAAGAAAAAACCACCTGCTTTTTGTTATCAACCTGTACCCGAAGGAAAATCAGGTAACTATAAACTAGCTAGAGGATGTACCTATTGTCCTCATAAATTTGAATGTCACAAAGATTCTAATGATGGTTTAGGTTTGCGTGTTTTTAAATATGCAAAAGGATTAACCTATCTTACGGATATAAAATCAGAACCAAAAGTAGAGGAGATAAAAATTGAACGGTAGACAATCTAAAAAAATAAGAAATAAAACAAAAGATTTAATGTGTGACTGGTTACAAAATTATGTACCTGAAGATGAGTTTAAAAAAGCAAATGTCACATCAAAAAATATTTTAAAGTTTGTTCCTCCTGATACTCATGTATATGCAAACAGGCAAATGCATTTAAGTACATGGAGTTTTAAGTGGATAATAAAAAAATTAAAACGATTTGATATTGATAGGTTAAATGATATAACGATTGAAGATTTAGGATTTAAAAAAGATGCCTAAAAGAATACCTAGAAAACCTAGACCAAAAAAAATTAATGTACCTAAAGGATATGATAGTGCTTGGGAGTTTGATATGCATCAGACTATATTACAAGACTGGAAACATCATTACGATGTTATTCAATATGTTGTTGAGCACAAGTATGAACCCGATTTTGTAAAAGTCATTGACAATAAAACAATTCTATTAGAAGCCAAGGGTAGGTTTTGGGATTACTTAGAATACAGTAAATATCTTCACATTAGAAAAGTACTAAGCGATGACCAAGAGTTAGTTTTTTTATTTCAAAAACCTTACTCAGCAATGCCGGGAGCCAAAGTAAGAAAGGACGGAACAAAACGGACCCATGCTGAATGGGCAGAAACAAATGGGTTTAGATGGTTCAGTGAAGAAACATTACCTGAAGAGTGGAGACATGATGGATTATAAATTTAATGAACAAGATTTACTTTTAGAATTAAAAAATTATATTAATAATACTTATGGTGAACATTATGCTTCAGATAAGTATCAGGCAACAGATATCATTATTGATTCAGGTCATGGTGAAGGATTTTGTATTGGCAACATTATGAAATATGCAAAACGTTATGGTAATAAAGATGGTAAAAATAGAAAAGACTTAATGAAAATTTTACATTATGCTATAATAATGTTGTACGTACATGACATGGAGAATAATAATGGTTGAAGATAAAGTTGGACCGAAAGAATACTTAGGAATAAAAATTAATTATAATAACGAAAAAAATTTAGATAAGTTCAGTCTTGATACACTCAAGGATAGATACTTATGGGAGAATGAAACATATGCCCAAGAAGCATTCGCAAGAGCATCCGTCTTCGGAGCAACCTACAAAAACATTACTGATTATGAATTGGCTCAAAGACTTTATGAATACAGCTCCAATTGTTGGTTTATGTTTAGCACCCCTATACTTAGTAACGGGGGAACCAGTCGTGGGCTTCCTATTAGCTGCTTCCTCAATTATGTTCCTGACAGCAGGACTGGGCTTTCTGCTCATTATGACGAAAACATTTGGTTGGCATCTTCAGGTGGAGGTATCGGTGGATACTGGGGAAATGTTCGTAGTAACGGTGTTTCTACTACTCACGGTAGTAAGTCTACTGGTTCCATTCCTTTCATGCATGTCGTAGATTCTCAGATGTTAGCCTTCAATCAAGGTGTCACAAGACGTGGCTCTTATGCTGCATACATGGATATATCTCATCCAGAGATTGAAGAGTTTATTAATATGCGTAAAGAATCAGGTGGAGATATTAATCGTAAATGTTTAAATCTACACAACGCTGTTAACGTTACAAAAGAATTTTTAAAAGCAGTTGAAGAAGATGCAGCCTATCGTTTGGTTGACCCAAAATCTAAAGAAGCAGTAAAGGTTGTTAATGCTAGAGATTTATGGTGGCAACTTATTAATGCTAGAGCAGAAACAGGTGAGCCTTATATTGTCAATATAGATAATTGTAATGCTGCTTTACCACAAAAACAAAAAGACCTAGGACTAGAAATTAAACAAAGTAATTTATGTTCTGAGATAACTTTACCAACGAATGAAGAGAGAACAGCAGTGTGTTGTTTATCTTCAGTTAATTTACAATACTTTGATAAGTGGTCAAAGAACGAACAGTTTATAGATGATTTAATAACAATGCTCGATAATGTTATCCAACACTTTATTGATAATGCTATCGACACTACACAACTTGGAGAATATAATGCAAACTTTAAACGTTTTAAAAAGTATATTAAAGAAGGTAAAGAAGGGTTTACTCGAGCTGCCTACTCTGCTTACAGAGAAAGGTCTTTGGGTCTCGGAGCAATGGGATTCCATGCGTACCTGCAAAAAAACAACATTCCTTTTGAAGGTATCTTCGCTACGGGCTTCAACCATAAAGCTTTTCAACACATTAAAATACGAGCCGTTGAGGCTTCTAACAGACTCGCTGAAGAACGTGGTGAAGCTCCTGACATCTCTGGTAGTGGGCAGCGTAATGCTCATCTTTTGGCTGTTGCTCCTAACGCTTCTTCTAGTATCATTTGTGGTGGCACATCTCCTTCTATTGAGCCGTATCGTGCTAACGTTTTTACGCACAAAACTCTTTCAGGCTCATACCAAGTAAAAAATAAATACTTAGAAAAATTATTTAAAACAAAAGGAATAAAAGGTAAAGACTTAACAGAACTTTGGAAAGATATTACAGGACATGAGGGTTCGGTACAACACTTAGATATTTTAACTGATGAAGAGAAAGAAGTATTTAAAACGGCTAATGAAATAAATCAGATATGGGTTGTAGAACATGCATACAAACGTCAAGATTTTATATGTCAATCACAATCTGTTAATCTTTTCTTTACATTACCAAAAGCTACAGAGCCTCAAGAAGTACATGATGCATACATGCAGTATGTCAATGATGTACACTGGTACGGGGCTAATAGACTCAAGTCATTGTATTATCTAAGGTCTAATGCTGCAAGAAATGCAGAGAATGTTAATGTAAAAGTACCTCGCATTAAACTTGATGATGTAGAATGTATTGCATGTGAGGGCTAGTATGAACTGTTGGCATTGCAATACAAAATTAATATGGGGAGCAGACCACGATATCGAAGATGAAAATGCAGATTATGTTATGGAAACTAATTTAAGCTGTCCAGAGTGTGAGTCACTTGTTGTTGTTTATTTAGCTAAACCGGATGCTTAATGTTTTAGATTTATGTTCAGGTATTGGTGGTTTTAGTTTAGGCTTAGAACAAACTAATTTTTTTAAAACTGTAGCATTTTGTGAGAATAATAATTTTTGTAAAAAAGTTTTAACTAAGCACTGGAAAGATGTTACAATTTATAATAATTTATTAGAGATAGCAAATGACCCTTCCAAAATTAAAGAAACATTTGATGTTGTTGTATCAGGATTACCTTGCCAACCCTACAGTTTGGCAGGAAAGCAAAAAGGCAAGGAAGATGATAGACACTTATGGGATTACATGTTTAAAATTATTAAATACAAAAAACCAACTTGGGTTATTTTCGAAAATATTCCTAACTTCGTCACTATGGCACTCGATGATATGTGCCTTGACTTGGAAAGCGAAAACTACTCCACGCAATCGTTTATTATTCCAGCTTGTGGTGTCGGAGCCTTACACAAAAGAGACAGGCTTTGGGTCATTGCAAAAATTATGGGCAACCCCACAAGCGATGGATGGTTCAAGACTAACACAAATAAGAAAAAAAACAGAGTTGTCAACAAAAGCAAAGAAAGGAGGATGTTCAAACCTCCGAGAACAGGTACATCTCCACAAAAACTCAACCTCAATCAGTGGGTTTCTGAACCCTCAGTTTGTAGAGTTTCTAATGGGGTTCCCTCAAAATTGGACAGAGATAGAATAACAGCCTTGGGAAATGCTATTGTACCGCACATAGCCTTTAACATTGGATTAACAATAAAAACATTATATAGGAATAATTATGAGCTTATTAGGAACTAGAGAACATTACAAACCATTTGATGATGCATGGATGTTTGACTACTATGTCTTACAAAACCAAATGCATTGGATGCCGGAATCAGTGCCTCTTCATACTGATGTAAAAGACTGGCAGGAGCTATCAGAAATTGAGAAAAACTTACTCACTCAAATATTTAGATTGTTTACTCAGTCTGATGTTGATGTTGGTTCGGGGTATATAGATAGGTATATGCGTATATTTAAAAAACCTGAAGCACGTATGATGATGGCTTCCTTTGCCAACATGGAATCTATTCATCAACATGCCTATAGTTTACTATTGGACACAGTTGGTATGCCTGAAATAGAATACAAAGCTTTTGCAGAGTATGAAGAGATGGCTGATAAACATAAATATATCAGTAATATTAAAACAATGATGAAGGATAAGAAGAGTATTGCAAAAACTTTAGCAGTCTATTCAGCGTTTACAGAAGGGCTACAGTTGTTCTCAAGCTTTGCAATCTTACTTAACTTCCCACGTTTTGGACGTATGAAAGGTATGGGACAGATAGTTACTTATTCTATACGGGA